CGAAAAACTCACCATCCCGACCAGTGACGATGCGCAGGTCATGTTGAAACAGGTCATGCGGCTGTTTCACGAGATGGCCGAGGAACACAAAGACCGTACTGGTCTAGAAGCACTTGCTCTACGGGCCAAGGAAGCCGTGGCAAAGGTTAGTTTCATCTTGGCGGTGCCAGAGGGCATCCGCACCGTCGAGCACGTCAGGTGGGCCTACGCTTTGATCCGTAGGGATGTCGAGGAGAAGACCCGTCTGGTGGTTGGCAACGACAAGCGTAAGGACAATCCTGTGCAGGCTCTGGCGGCTCGGATCATGAACCTCGTGTCAGGCGATAAGGGTGAGACCCTCGCGTTTATGGTTAATAGGATCAAGAACATCAAGAAGGATGACATCGAAAAGTGCCTCCATCTGCTGGTCAAAGATGGACTGGTAACGGTAGAGGAGACCGTACATCCGCGTAAAAAGATCGTGTCGAAGCGTTACAAAACGGTTTAAAAAAATGCTGTAACCGACTGAAAGTAGGGGCAAAACGCCCCTATTTTTTATAAATATTAAAGTATTTTAGCTAATATTTATAAAATATCTTTTAAGTGTTTGAAATTGTTAAGTTTTTTACCGATAACGGATTAAATACACCGTTTCCCTGATATATACATAAAATCATTCATATCCATAGATATAATATTATTAAATACCCTTAACGGCCTTTAAAGAGAGAGAGAAATAGTATCTACTAATATTTAATATTTAATATTTTATATATAAATTATATAACAATTTCAAAGACATAGAGGACAGAAGATGGATAGTAAGGTGTAATATGTAAAATATTTATCTTTTTTGGTGTTTTTTGGTGTTGCAATCTGTTTTCTTTTGTGGGATAAACGAATCACGGCATCACTGATGGTGCTGGTAAATAGGAGATGACAGATGAAGCTCACACCCGCACTCGTTCAGAAGCACATCAAGGGCAACCCACGCATCGACCAGCGCGTCGATTACGATGAGCCGGACAAGGCCATCATTTATCTGACAGACGGTTGGACTTGGAACGCGCTCGACGGCAATCGTTCGGTCGAAGGTTTTATCCTCGATGGAAATGAATGGGAGCCTGCCGATACGGTCGGTTACCTGAAGCAGCAAATCAAGTACATCGAACCCATCCGCTGACGAAGAGGGGCTTCGGCCCCCAACCAACTTAATCATAAATAGGAGATTAACATGGACATTCTTAAAGCACGGTACCACGCACAGGCAGTCGTCGAAGATGCAGTCGCAGCCTATTGGGACACAAAGAGCCAAGACTTCCACAAAAAGGAAATGGTCGTGGCATTCAACAAGTTGGCAGAAGCTATGGGCTTCGCGGTGATACCCTTGCACAAGGCCGATGAAGACGTTACATTGGACGCATGACCAAAAAAATGGGACGGCCATCGTTGTACACGGAACAGCTCGCAGACCAAATCTGCGAGTTGATGTACGATGGGAATAGCCTCATCAAAGCATGCGATGCATTGGAACTAAAACGATCAACGGTTTTCAATTGGTTGGATGCCCATCCTGACTTTGCGTCCAAATGTGCGCGCGCGAGGGATGCGCTAATCGAAGTCAGGCTTGATAAGATCGACAAAAAAATTGAAACAGGCACGACTGATCCGGCCCTCCTTCGCATTCAGGTCAGCCATGAGCAGTGGATTGCCGAGCGCATGAGGCCAAAGGTCACGCGAACCGAAATCTCCGGCCCGAACGGCGGTGCGATCCAGACCGAGGTCAAGCACGTCGATCTGTCGCACCTGTCCGACGAGGAACTGGACGTTCTGGATCGGGCACTGAATGGACAAGATTAGCCTTCTGGCACTATCAGCAGACAAGGCGGCTTGTGAGCGATCACTGGCCGCTTTTGTGCGTAAGTCGTGGCATGTCATCGAGCCTGGTCAACCATACGATCACGGCTGGCACATCGACTTCATCTGCGACCATCTGGAGGCCATCACAAACGGCGAAGAGGTAGACGGCAAGCCCTACAATCGCCTGCTGGTGAACATCCCGCCAGGCTTGATGAAGAGCCTGCTCCTGAACGTCTTCTGGCCTTCGTGGGAGTGGGGGCCGCGTAACATGCCGCACCTGCGCTATGTCTGCGCCGCCCACAAGATCGAAAACCTGTCAGCCCGCGACAGCCGCCGCATGCGTCAGTTGATCACATCGCCGTGGTATCAGGAGCGATGGGGCGACCGCGTGAAGCTGGCCAAAGATCAGAACGAGAAGCTGAACTTCGTGAACGAGGCGCAGGGCTTCCGAATCGCCACCGCAATCACATCGCTCACTGGTATTCGTGGCGACCGTGTTATCATCGACGATCCACATAGCGTCGATTCTGCGGCCTCCGAGACGCAGCGTGGTGCCGAGGTCGAAACTTTCCTCGAAGCCGTTCCCAGCCGCCTGAACAATCCCAAGAAATCCGCAATCGTGGTGATCATGCAGAGGCTGCACGAAGAGGACATTTCCGGCATCATCCTCGACAAGCAGCTTGGCTACGATCACATCATGCTGCCGATGCGGTACGATCCATCCCGCGCCATGCCAACCAAGCTGGGCCTTGAAGACCCGCGAGAGACCGAGGGCGAACTGCTGTTTCCAAAGCGGTTTCCGATGGATGTGGTCGAGCGCGACGAGCGCGTGATGGGGCCATACGCCTCGTCCGGTCAGTTCCAGCAGTCGCCCGCTCCGCGTGGCGGTGGCATCATCCAGAGCGCGTGGTGGCAGCTATGGGACAGCGATTTGTTCCCGCCGCTTGATTACATCGTTGGATCGCTTGACACCGCGTACACGACCAAGGAGGAGAATGACCCATCGGCCATGACGGTCTGGGGCATCTTCAGCCAAGACCCTATCGCGCAGGCCGCAAACCAATTGGCCAAGGACGGCAAGTCGTATGTGGTCGAGCGCAGCTACAAACAGCCGCACCCGAAGGCCATCCTGCTCTACGCGTGGGCTGAGAGGCTGGAGTTGCACGAACTGGTGGCCAAGATCACCGAGACGGCCAAGCAGTTCAAACTGGATACCCTCCTGATCGAGTCCAAGGCGTCCGGCATCTCGGTAGCGCAAGAGATCAGGCGGCTTAACAACAGTGCGGACTTTGGGGTGCAACTGGTCAACCCTGGCCATCAGGACAAAGTGGCTCGCGCCTATGCCGTCCAGCACCTGTTCAGCGAGGGGTTGGTTTACGCGCCGGACAAATCATGGGCTGACATGGTGATTAACCAGTGCGCGGCGTTTCCGAAGGCAAAGCACGACGATCTTGTGGATACCGCAACACAAGCATTGAAACATCTCCGCACAACTGGCATGCTCCAACGTGCTGATGAGGTAAACTCAGATATGGAACGGTCGATGAGGCACCACGGTGCAGAACCTGCTGCTCTTTACCCAATATAGGAAATGACAGATGGACTCTTATGTTTGGGAGTTAAAAAATAAAATATCAGAACAGTCAAGAATGATTATAAAGTATGAGAAACAATTGCTTTGGATGCGTAAAGGTTACGATGATATAAACGAACTATTCCCCAAAGATGAGCAACCTCTTCTACTTAGAATGATTGTCTCTAATCATAGAAAGTGGAAAGACCAAAAGAAATATGTGGGGTGCGCTGTCTACGATGAGGGGCATTTGGTAAAAGCAGGACTTGATGCTAAAGACCCAAGACTTGAAAGGGTTAACGATTCTAAAGTTAACTTCCTCAAAATCATTGAATTGATTGACGGGGATGACAAAGATAAGTTAGAAAAGATAACCAAGATTTGCATGCATGGCATTCGGCCTAACGAGTTTTAAAAAGGGAAATTACAAATGAACAACAACCAACTTCAGGCCATCGTCGAGCGCATCGAGCGTCTCGAAGAAGAGAAAGCCGCACTGGCCGAGGACATCAAGGGCGTCTACACCGAGGCCAAGGGCAACGGGTTTGATGCCAAGATTCTCCGCAAGGTGATAGCCCTTCGCAAGAAGCGCGCTTCTGAGCGTGATAGCGAACAGACCATGATCGACCTCTACATGTCGGCACTCGGCATGCTAGCAGACACGCCACTGGGCCAGGCCGCCATTGCACGGGAGATTGGACGATGAGTGACATTTCATTTCCTCCAGTGGACGCCAACCGCATCTTTGGTGATGTAATTGAAACCAGAGGGCAGTGGTACCCAATTGAAACCGCGCCGGAGAATGAGTGGATCATTGTGTTTAAC